GAAAATAATTCCCTTCTCTGCAGCTAACTGCTTCACCAATTCGATACTCTTAAGGTCTGCGCTCTTAAGTTCGGGAAAGGTTGCAAGGAAATAGTTCTTTGCCTGTTGGAATGAGGTAATGCCTATTACAGGTATTAAGTCTTTCGGATCAGTATCCCCGACTGGCGGGTCGTCAGTTGCTCCTGCTTTGGCAGAAGCCGCTTGGTCGGTATTAGTTTTAGCTTTGGGCGCTATTGGGATTGCTGGTTTTACCGGGATTCTTTCATCTGCAACCGGGTCCGGGTCAAGGCGCTTGTATAGGCTGTTAAATCCTCTATCACTCTCAAGTGCTTTGATAATATCGGGATCGGGAGTAGTAAATGTTCCATTGTATTTATACGGCTGTGTAAACCCCTCTTTGAAGGTAATTCTGACCGTTTTTCCGTTCACCTGTATATTGGTAGCGAAGTAAACGTAACTTATAGACTGGTATGTTGCCATAACTTGCTTTGTTTTTTGTTTAAAAATAAAGGGGAGGTTTGGTTATGCCTCCCCTTTATCGCTTTTTATAGTTCCGATAGGTTATGCTTTAGGACCGAGTAAAGCATGGCAGTCAGGGTAAGTCAGTGTAAGGAATGAAGCTTCCTGAATTACTTTTGCCTCTGAATTACGTTGCCCTGATTTCTTAAGGTCAAGACTGGTAACCTGCATAGGAATAAAGTCGTGTTTATGGATGTGCGCCATATCGAGTAACATTCCGTTTTCACCCCATCCTGATGCTGTGAACAGCGGAGCGTGGCGAATATAGATAGTACCGAAGTTAAGCGTGATCTCGTTAAATTTCAACCCGTATTTTACGACAGGGTCTCTACCGTTAATTTGTTTCTGCAAGGTCTCAACGCTATGCAATGCGCCTAACAGGTCAGCTCCGGCAAAGAGAATACGCTCGTCAGAACCGCTATTGCCAATAAAGGCAGCTTTACCCCAATCTACGAAGTCAGCAAAGGTGATAGAACGGTTAGTTCCACCGGTACCATATTCGAGTTTAGTTCCAATTCTTCGAGCAATACCCTCTGTGGTGTAGTGAAGGGAACTATCAACAGGGTTGAATGTTTTTGATTTAACCCCATTAATAAAACTCATTTCCATCATGGCACGCATGTCGTAAATGTTATTGCGTTCCAAATCACTCCAACCCCAATTTACTTCTTTTAAAGTCAGGTGTTGAAAAGTGGATTCTTCTATCTGGCTGATGAAGTTCTGACCATATTGTTCTTCATCGTCAGGAACCATAGAGTAAACGGATGCCTGAATATCAAATTCGCCCATTGCCTTACCCATACGGTAGAGTTTGGTGCTTGAAGTAAAGTCTGGCATCACATATTTTTGAGCATTGCCAGTTGTACCCTTAATGCCGTTTAAAGGCATAATGCGTAAAACGCTTGATTCTTTAGAGATTACATAGAAAGCAATATCCTTTTTTATGTTAGTTCCACCACTTATAACCGTTATAGTGCCGGTTGCTGGTATAGTTATGTCACGCATCAAAAAGGTATCGTGAACACCCCACATGTTAGGATTAGTTACAGCAATGTAAAATTCATCAAGTCCATCACCTGAGGCATAAGTGTATTCTTTTGCTGGTACAGATGAACCCGAACCTGCTCCGCTTGCACTTGATAAAGGCACGTCAACAACGGGTTTAGATGTTACTGAATAGTACCTGTGAATCATAGATTCAGCTTTTTGTGAATCTCCGATGTTCCTCAAAATAGTGTCAAGAGGTGTTCGAGACGGCAGCATTTCCGTTACTGTCTTCGATATGTCCTCCATGTCAAGGTTCGGGCTGGCGGTCCTTACGCCTTCCTCGCTAACTGAGCCGGCAATGCCTACACCACCTGCAGCTACTATCAAACCGGCCACTGCCGGAGTTACAAGCGTTACAAGCAGCATAAAGCACATAAGCCCTATAATAAGCGTGCTTAGCCTCTTTAATCTTAAATCTGTTTTTTCCATAGTTAAATTAAGGTTTGATTAATAAATAAGTGGTTTGGCTTATACCCTCGTGCCCTTTTTGAGTTTGGTGATATAATCTTCTTTAATCTGTTTAGGATCATCTGTTCCGGCAGGGATCAGTTTAGGCAGGTTGTCGGTAATCTCATCCGTTGCCTTAACTGCTTTGATTTTTGCATTTTTCCCTTCAACAAGCCCCTCTTCCTTGGCTTCTTTGATTTTCTCATTAAAGTCAAAGAGCTTTTCCAATTTTACAAGAAGTTCCTTGGTGATTTTGCCATTATAGACATCGGTAAAGAGTGTACCTAAGTCCTCGAAAAACTTAGCAGTTTTCTCTTTGGAGTAGCCTGATTCTTCAGCAAACTCGTTCATCTGGGCTGTACTTGCCTGCATGTTGGCATCAACTTCCTCCTGATACCTTTTGCGGTTAGCAGCATCCTCATCACGCTGTTTAGCGTTTGCGGACCAGGCTTCATAATCAGGATCATCGCTTTCAGGGGTAAGGTCAGCCGGGTCAATGTGACGGGCTAATGCAACAAGGAATGGTGCACCTGCTCCCATGTCTGTTAGAATCATAGCTAATTCAGGTTCACGGTCAATGATGGCCATGAGTTCCTGTTGCTCTTTCTGTGATTTTTCACGGAAACTTTCAAGTTCGCCAACATAATCATCAGCCTGGTTGTAGAAATCTTCATCATCCTTCCAGTTCTTTCCCATTCCTTGCATTCGGGCATGGAGCTTTGATATCGGAGGTTGTGGCGTTTCTGCTGCTGCCGGTTCGGCTGGTTCTGCTGCTCCTGTTGCTCCTGCTGCCGGCTCAATGTCGGTAGAGGTAAGGTCTTTTATTTCTTTTTCAATCTTTGCCATAATTCAATTATTTGCTTTAAATAATAATTAGCGCAAATATCTATATGAGTTATCCCCCGAAACTGTCATTTATTCACATAATTGTGAAAGTTATTCGTATAATCATGAAATTTGCTCTAACCATCTTAGAGCAAACGAATAAATATGCCTCGTAATTCAAAGAAGTATTCAGATAATATAGAGAGAAGGAACAGGCTGCTTTTTATCAATTATCTGCGAGCTATAAAGGAATTGGGCGATACTGCCGCTTTTGTCAATAAAAGCCTGCTCTATGACCGTGCGGCTTATCTGTTTTCTATTGATGGCGATACTGCCGGGAGGATTATAAGAAGAATATTAAGGATGGATATGGATGAGCAAAAGAGGATATTGAACGAGCAGGAAGCGAATGAGATATTAGATAGTTTGATGAAAGCTAATGAGATCAAATAATAAGGACATAATAGCTCAAAATAAAGCCAGGTTAGGGATACTATATGCTCCCTATGATCCCATATTGGGTATTGGCTCACCTGTTGAGCGTAAACCCTTTTGTATTTCAGGATCAGCATTAATCTACCTGCCGGTTGATATGTTTAAACATGACCTCGTTAAATCTATCAGCGATTACGGGAGCCTGTTTGAATTTTGCAAGGAGTTTGGCGGAGATGATCCATATGCCTACCAGTTACAGTTATTCCAGATCATAAGCAAAATAAGAATTACTTACGATTTCGAGTTTTGGGCCGCAACGTGTTGTGACATTCAGGATAAGGAAACTAAAAAGGTACATAAATTCTTACTGCGAAGACCTCAATTGAAGCTACTTAAGGAGCTTGAAGACATGCGGCTTGCCGGTGTACCTATTCGTATTATCCTGCTTAAAGCCCGGCAATGGGGAGGTTCAACGCTCGTTCAGATGTACATGGCTTGGATTCAGCTATTCCACCGTACCCGTTGGCATTCTGCTATTGTTGGGAATGTAGAAGAACAGGCAAGGAATATCAGAGGTATGTACCAGTTAATGGCCAATGGTCACCCGGCAGACATATTGAAAGTTAAATTGAAGTCTAAAAACGGATCATCAAAGAATAAGGAAGTAGCCGGCAGGGATTGTGGTATCGACATTGGTTCGATGGAAAAGCCTGAAAACTTGCGTTCCCCTGACTATGCCATGCTTCACTGTTCGGAGGTAGGGAGTTGGAAAAAGACCAAGGGCAAAACGCCTGAGGATATGGTTCAATCTGTCCGTTCAGTAGTGCCGGCCGTGGCTTATTCATTGGTGGTACTTGAATCAACCGCAAAGGGTGTTGGCAATTTCTTTCATAACGAATGGTTGGCTGCCGAATCCGGGAAGAGCGGTTACAAACCGGTATTTGTTGCTTATTTTGAAATTGAAATGTACCAAATGGAAATCAATGATTATGATTGGTTCATTTCAACTATGACTGAATACGAATGGTTTCATTGGGAATGTGGGGCAACGCTGGAGGCTATCTACTGGTATAGATGCCATCAAAGTGATGAAAACATGTCTGATTGGCGTATGAAGTCTGAATTTCCTGCTAATCCTGCTGAAGCATTCAACTCAACTGGCAGGCGTGCTTTCAATCCTCTTTACGTTAGGTTAGCAAGGCGATTTAACCGCCCTCCTATATTCAGGGGTGACATTGTGGGCGATGCTGCTTTCGGGCCTGAGGCGTTAAAGAATATCAACTTTGCGCAGTATGATGAAGGTTGCTTATCTGTTTGGGAGTTCCCAGATCAAGAGAAGGTATATAAGAACAGGTATATCGTACCGGTTGATATTGGAGGTCGTTCCGATGGTGCCGACTACTCTGTAATTAGAGTAATAGACAGATGGCCAATACTTGATGGTGGAGTTCCTGAAGTTGTTTTAACATGGATCGGGCACTTGGATCAAGACCTTGTAGTATGGAAAGCAGCTCAAATAGCCAAGGTTTATAGTAATGCCGAATTGATACCTGAAAGCAATAGTTTAACCCTAAAAGCGGCTGATAACGAGGGCGATCACATTATAACCGTGCTTGAAGAAATATTGCCATTTTATGACAACATTTATATGCGAACTGATCCTGAAAAGGTACGTCAGGGAGCGCCTGCCATGTACGGTTTTCATACCAATACAAAGACTAAGACTGGGCTTATTGATAACTTGAATAAGCTATTGCGTACCACGGGCTATATCGAACCTGATAAAAGAATGTGCGATGAATGCGATTGCTACGAATTTAAGGCAGATGGAACTTATGGAGCGGTTGATGGGCAACATGATGATATACTCATGTGTACAGCTATCGGACTGAGCAGGTCAAACACTTTAGACCCTCCATGTGAAATAATATTGCAGATATCAAGAAGACCAACAACACGAACAGCAGCAAGTTTTTAAACAACATAATCACATAAAAAACAAACAACATGAAAAAAGAAGCAGCCGAAAAGGCACACATTTTATTAGATCAGATTGATGAACTTGAAAAGGTTTTGAATTATGAAAAAGTTGAGTTTAATGCACAGTACTATGTACTTAATATTAGTGGAACTATTAAACTACCTGATTCAATGCAAACAGGAATAAAGGAGCTTATTGTCAATAAAATTAAGGACTTGGAAACCGAATTAAGCAACCTGTAATTATGGCAACCATGAAACCGGAATACTACCTAAAACTGGTAACACTTGAACCGTTTAATGATATTATCAACGTGGTATTCACCCACAATATAAATGAAAGTGTCGAGTACCTTTCCAAAATCAACGGGTATTTAACTCCTAAAATAACCGGTAAAAGGGTTGGGTGTTACCGGGTGTTAAATAACGATAAAACAGGAAGCGAGCATCATATCCTGGCTTTTAATTATACAGACAACCTACTTGGTATAATAAGAACGATCTCGCATGAATCATTCCACTGCCTGATGTATGTAGCAAGTATCAGAGGGGCTACATGGAGCAACGAAAGCGATGAAATGTTTGCCTATGCGCTTGACAAGTTAATTAAGAATGTATTTGTAATTTATACACAGTATCAAAAGAAACTTAAAACCAACAATCATGAAACCAATAATTAACCTTTACTTAGATTTTGAATTTACCTCTTTATCACCCGATGCTCAACCTATCAGTTTGGGTATTGTGAGTGATGAAATTACCAATGTATTGCGATTAGTCCCGGAAGAATTACAATATCCAAATGAAAGCTGGGTTGACTTCCAAGAACGCACATTTAATGAAAAGTTAGGTGATGAAATTACGCAAGAAGGTTTCAAGTCATTTTACGCTGAATTTACCGATTTTGATATTAAACGCTGTGATGATTGGGTGAAAGAGAATGTAGTAAGTAAGCTCGGTAAATATACCGGTAATAGCGCTTATTGCAGAGGCGATAAAAAGGCTATAATCGACTACTTAAAAGAATGGCTCTCTCAATTCTCCGACTACGATATTCAGATAGTAGTGGACTGCGGAACATGGGATTGGTATCATTTCTTGCAGTTGGTTGCAGAATGGGACGAAAAAGAAGATACAAAAACTGATTGTCCTTCATGTGGATATATGGGTCAACGGTATGGATCTAAACCCTGCAAATATCATGCTTATAAAATCGGTCTTCCTAAACTCCCCACCAACATTTCCCCTGTTCCGCTTGACTTGAATGATCTGATTGCTCATAAGAAAGGTATCAGCGTGAGAGAGGCATTTGATCTGTATAGAGAAAAGCTCGCTGATGAATTAAACGGGTTTGAATGGTGGAAAGCAAGCAAAAAAGTGATTGAAGGAATGTGTAAGCACAATGCCCTATGGGATGCTAAAGTAATCAAAGCTATATATCAGAAACTTACATGAAATACCCATGTTCAAAATGCGGCTGTTGCTGTAAGGAAATTAGCCATGTAATAACCGCACAGGCTAACGGGTTGCTCTCGAATATAGAGAAATTCCCTTATAAAGCTGATGCGAAAGGAGTGTGTGAAATGCTTAAAGGTGATAATACTTGCCGGGTGTACAAGCACAGACCTCAAATATGCAACATAGAGAAAATGAATAAGGTGTTGAATATGCCCGAAGATTTTTACTTCATAGAGAACGCAAAAGTGTGTAATGCCATGATGGATAAGCACGGGATAGATGAATCATTCAGGATCAAATTACCAATAAACCCTAAGACTAATGAAAAAACTAATTGAAAAAGCAACAAGCTACCTGAAAGGTAATGCAAAGGATGTAATTAATTTATTCTACAAATTCCTGTTGCAGCTTTCTGATGAGCATAAGGAAAAACGCAAAGCAAAGGTTATGCTTCGGGTAATAAGGCGTGCAGACCGTAAGGCAAAGGCGTACTGCAGGTGCTATTATGTATTGCGTGACTGGAATGGTTCACCCTATTCGGCAAATCGGGATGAAATCAAAGCAATACAAAAACTGGGATTATTCAAGCACAAATTTGATATTGACAGCATTTTGGCAGAGGCTCTCTATATTGCTTATCCATATAACTCGAAATCAAATGAGGTTACCAAAGGGCGCAAAGATCGTTAACCAACCATCTAAAACGTGCGATGAGTTCACTCTATTTGTCAAGTCTGAACTCAATATTCATGTCGTTAGGGAATTCAAGTTTCACCCTAAAAGGAGTTGGAAGTTCGACTATTGCATTCCCGATAAGATGATAGCAATTGAGAACGAAGGAGGCACATTTAAGCAACGCACGTACACAAATAAGAAAGGCAAGCTGATTACTACTATTGGAGGTCGCCACAACTCCGGTGCAGGCTTTCTTGGCGATATGAAAAAGTATGATGAGGCAACCGCTATGGGCTATCGGTTAATTAGGGTAACCCCTGAAACATTAATTACAACCAACACAATAGAACTTATAAAACGACTATGCAAACTTTAAAAGAAGGAAAGAAAAAAGCGTACATATCCGGCAAGGTTACCGGGTTGACCAGGGAAGAGGTACTGGCAAATTTCAAACAGGGTGAAAAGGTAGCCAAGGATTTAGGTTATATACCGGTTGTACCTATTTATTATATCACGGAAGATGAAACTTGGGAAGGTGCCATGAAAATTGCGATTAAACTCCAAATGGGTTGCGATGTAGTGCTGCACCTAAACAATTGGGAGGATAGCAAAGGAGCGGTGATCGAACACCAAGTTGCCCAAATGGTCAATATGCCAATACTGCTTATTAACTATCCGGTTGCATCCATGAACAACGCGTTCCTTTCGTGAGCACCAATGTCCTTTTTAACCAAAAACCCCACTTTATCGTGGGGTTTTTGGTTATTACCGTAGTTTTCTTTGATATTTTAACTTTATATCCAGGTCCATTTGCTCCACAGTAGAGTGCGATCCGTTGCTAATACCTTTTAGAACGATCACAAAATACTTGTAGGTGCCTGATTGCACTTTAGCCATGATGCTCTCATGAACTGAACTCTTGTTAGAGGTTTCAGCTATAAGTCGCCAACCCCTGTAATCAGCGTTCTCATGTAATTCGTTCGTTCCATATAAGAACAGGTATGAAGGAGTTTCGGTTGAAGCAAGCAGGTTTGTACACCTTTGAACCACTCGATCAATTCCGGTCATAATACCACTGCCCAGACTGAACGGCCGTGTTTGAATAAGGAAAGGTTTGGCAACGCCAGTAGTGCTTTCCATGCCTATAAACTTGATAAAACTGGCAGTATAAACATTCAGAGTGGTATCAAACTTCTTAATGATCCCGTGATTGTCTTTCACGTCATTCAGGTAATAATTGCCCTCTGATTCAAGGTAAAAACGCTTAGTCCATGTATCCGATGCGAGGTTATAAGCCAGTATATAGGTTAATGTACCTTCCGAAATAGTGAAGAGTATTTCGTTGTAGTGCCAGTCATACGTAGCTAATAACTTCCCGGTGCTCAAAAACAGGGTTGCTATATCAATATTGTCAGTTTGGAATTCGTACTTGGTAAGATTGGTATCCAAATGGGTACTAAGGTCAGCAGGTCCGAACATTCTACCCCCTACAAGTGCATCACTGATAACTTTCTTTTCCCTGCCTGATATTAGCACAATGCCATCTAAGCCAATGTAACATATCAGGTTGCTGGCAACATTGAAAGGTTTGGTGCCAGATTGGATTATATCGGTTGAGAATGGGACAATACGGCTATATAAAACCTCTCCTCCGTCACCTTGTTGCAGCGTGAAGATTCCATCACTAGAATATACAAACAGGGGAAACTGGCCGTACTGAAGTTCCGTGATTGGCGTTAGTGAGGCAATCATAGCACGCACTACCGTTTCAAGGTTTCCTATCCTGTAACTATTCTTTGCCGGGAACGCATAGGCGTTACCCACTCCTGATGCTTGTATCCTGTTCGTTTCAGTCCACATTACGCACCGATCCGTTTTAGGGGCAAAGGTTGTAAGGGCGTTATAAGCTGTCAGGTCATCGGGTATCTGTAATTGATAAGGCAAAAACAGATCGCCATCTGTGGGTGTTTTCTTATGTGATGCGAGGTTGTGAAAGCTATGAGCTGTTAACGTGAATACGCTATCAGGCAAGTTGGTATCATTCACTATTTTCATCAACTTGTAAACGCTGCTATTGGTCTCCTTTATCAGAATGGCAACCTTTGACGCTCTCATGTCAAAATAGGCAGGGAACGGTCGCACGAAAATAGATGTAGCTACTTTGTCTTCCGTGAATAACCTTAGCTTCGTTTTGTCAATCTGCCTGATGGTTGCATAAATATCATCATTGATTTTGATTTCAGCGTAAATGTAAAACTCGAAACTGTTAAGTTCTGAATCGGTTAATTTATGCGTGCTGCTGTTGAAATAGGTATTAACATAGTTGAATTCATTAAAAGTACCTTCAGCCATAGGATACTCAAGAATGCTTGCAAGGGGGTGTATGGCGTATGATTTCCAGCCAATGAACAGGTACTCCGGCAATCCTGCCGATACTTTAATATCTCCTAAATGCAACCTGCTGTTGTAGGTGTAATCCGTTTTAGCAAGGAGCTGATGATGTGAAAAGTTATCAACCGGGAGTACTTCATTTGTCTCAATGTCCTCTAATTGATTATCGTTAAGCAAAACCTCATGTTCACGCCTGCCCGTACCTTGCAACCTGGTTAATACGGTTGCAATGTCAATGTCGGCAACCTTGTAGAAAGAGGTGCTGTCGCTAACCTTATTCAGATAGGAGTTTGAAAATGGAGGATAAACAAATCCTGTTTCAGGATCAGGGAAGGTCCATTTAAAAATATTGCCCTCGAAAATATCCCAACCTGATTGTTCAGGGGTCATGAATACGCTAAGGGATTTAATTAGTCCTAAATCAGCGTATTTTTGAAGGGTCTCTGTTTGTGCTGCGTTAATTGCATCATAATGTACAATAGGGTACGATACGTATTTAGTCATGGTGTATTTGGTCACATTGGCCGATACTTCCGTTGCTTTGATATTTGGTTTATCACCGCATACGTTCCACACGTAAGTTCCTGAATGCTTAATATAGGTGCCGTCAAACATCTTATAGGCGAACATGAGGGTAACATTACCAAAAAAATACCCCTCTTCCCTGGATTCTGAATACTTGGTGATAAAGTTTGTCAAAATCTGTTCAAAGTATTGCGGATATATTTTAAGAGGGGTCATAGTGTTACCTCCATAAAACCAAGGAGCGTCAACCTCTGTTGATATGGCTTTTGATTCCAGGCTTTCCCCAACCTGCAGTATGAGCATTTCCAGTTCAGGCATTACCTTAATTATTCCCTCTGCATATTGCAGATAGATAGCTCTCTTGTCGGTAAAGGCAATGACTGTACCACCCAGTGAAGCAAAGTGTGAAAATAGCTCTCCGGTATCAAAGGTGAAAATACCTATCGGTGCTGCCGATACCTCTGTGCTTGGAATATAGGAAAGATGATTGGTCAGTTTTGAATACACTATCAGCACATTCAGATTTGCCGGCACTCTAATGCAATCATCAGGGAAGTAACCCGTACCATTAAGATAAAACTTCGCTGCGTTAACATTGGGCTTACCAATGCCACGCAATGAACCATTATCAGGCCTTAAGTTAATGATCTCATCACATTCACCACCCTTATTGCTCATTGCCGGCAGGTTCCTTTTCATACCGGAGTATTGTAGCTGCACCCTCTTTTGTTCCATTGACATTATTTGTTATGTTGTTCATATTGATGATCTGCTGGTTCACTATCTGTAATAGTGAATTTCCTTTTTGTTCGCCATCAGGATCATCCTGATTAGTGATTTCGTGTAATACTTTAACTACGGCAATCAGTCGGCCAAGGTCGGTAGATAAGTTAATCACCTGTTCAAGTCGGGTAAGGGCATCCATTTTGACTTTTATAGCCTTGCTCATAAACCGTTCACGACTGGCTTCTGCGATGTTCTCAATCTCTGCCAAACCCTTCTCTTCTGATATTTTCTTCTCAATGGTAACCTCTTTCATGGCTTTGCGGGTTACCTGGTCATGGTAGAATTTAACTTTCGCTTGCGTTAAGCCTAATTCCTTCGAGGCCTTACTTGCTGAATACCCGTTTGCTGAATAAACTCTTGAAATAGCCACTCTGTCGGCATATTCCAAGAATTTTCCTCTTTTGATCTTGTCTTTCAATTCTTCCATCATTGCCGGTTCAGGTCTGAGTTGGTCAAGAGTTTTAAATCTTGCCTTGTCTTCAATTACCAGAACACGGTCTTTTTTTCCTACGCCCATTTTATGTTTTTTTTATAATGGTTAGCCGGCCATTTGGTCAATTAAGGCCATAGTCCGGGGATTTGAATTTGCTGATGCTTGTTTTTGTACTTCCTGCATCTCTGCCATTAGTTCAGGTGTCATAACCTGACCACCACCCGGCAAAGGTTGGCCATCCGGACCAACTGCATTCGGTTGCTGCTGTTCCATCTTTTGTAACTGGTCAAGTAACCGGTCGGCAAAAGGTAGATTAGAGTTTTCAAGGAACATCTTCAAGTTAATGAGTTTGTTTTTCAACATGTCCAACAGGAAATCATCGGCCATTCCTTTATAGGTTGGTGTGTCTACCCCTTGTTGCAGGTTGATATCTACATCAATGTCAGCCATCGCTTTCTCATATACAGTGTTTTCTGCATTATTCCTGATACGACCTCCAATATTCACGATCCTTCCATCAGGATAATATTGCTGGATTACTTTAATGGCTTTCTTATCTCTCTGTTTTTTGAAGTTTGAAAAACGGTCGAACATATCCCTAAGATTGCTCATAGAGTTTTGAGCCATTTGCGCATATAATGATGAAGGTGTACCGGCTTTTGCTTCCTGTCCTTGCAGTGCGTTTGAAACTCCGGCTACATCGGTTATAAGCTTTAGTTGAGTATTGAGCATCTCATACGCTCCTACATTGCTAACATTTTGCTGCACTATTTGTGGCAATGCTACACCTGGTTTCGCTCTAAACTTAACAACGCCATTTGTCTTGCTCCATTCGCTGGCGAAGTCGTCAAGGTTCATGTCGGCAGGAATAGCATCTTCGGGAACCATCAGTAAACCTTTAGCTGCATTTCCCAATACGGCATCTTGAAGGATAACCATACGGTTAATAATCCGGTTGTGGTCGATCAGGTCTTCTGTAACGGTTGAAATTTCGCCATCATAGAATGATTGAATTCCTAATACATAGGGGTGTTGTTGGTGATCGTATGGGTTTTCTCCTTCGCCAAGGCAATAACCTTCGGGCGAAAGGAACTTATAGTAAAATACAGGTTCATACCTTTCCTCAATCTCTATAAGCGGTATTTCCTCTTCTGCCATACCTGCAGCTAATCCATCGGCAACACGACCGGCATTAATCTGTTGCAATGACTTCTTGTATTTCATATCCATAATCACCACAGAGGCATCAAGGTTGTCATGAACCCATAAGCTCCATTTGTACTTTTGCTCCCAAACCTCAATAACCCTGCAAATATCAAAGTTGTCCGAAAAATTGAACGATAGGTTATTACTTTCGTCTCCCGAAAAGGTTCGCATTCCCATTTTATTAACCCCGTCATCACGGACACTTCTGTAAATTTGCCTTAGTGCATCTTCATCTTCTTTTGTTTTTGCGAACGAAGCAATGATCCTGTCAAGAGTGGTATCTTTGATTTCGCCAATGCGGTAAATGTCAGTCAGCCGGGGGTCTCTTACGTCAGTATTGAAGAATATACGGTTAATGTTAATCATGTCAACCATCAGGTCTGACCGATCACGCTCCGGGTTATAATCATACATGACTTTCTGAACACCCAACCCACCAATCACGAAGAATTCCAATGTAGCAACGTCAAGTTCGCTTGCCTGCACAGAGTTTAGAGCTGATTCCAAGCACACTCCAAGTGTTTCAGCGTACTGCGCTTTAGAGTTGTCGTAAGCGTATAGAATACTTTGTGTCGGGTTGCCCCTGTATGTGCCCAAAATATTACGGATAAGCTGCTTAATGATGTTCTGCTTGAAGGCAATACGGCCAGTGAGTTCAATGTGTTCCTTTTCGGTAACCCATTTGCCATTCTCATCTTTCATCCTTTCATACCAATGCCGGCCCATGTAATACTGCTTGTTCCGAAACGCTTTGTTTCTCATGTATTGCAGGTTCTCCCAATCAACACGGCAGGTATCAACAAGGTGTTTGTTCTCTTGGGTGACCTTAAAGCGGCCTTCGTTGATTATATCACTGGTTGACCGTTTGCTATGCTGTTGAGCTTTGATAGCGAACCTTTTGAGGTCGTTTTTGGTATGGGTAGATTTCATAGTTTATTGCTCCTTAGTATCCTTAATAGTCTCTATTTTCTTGATGAACTTATTAATGTAGTCCTCTCTTTTATCCTTTAGCAATTTCAGCTTAACCGGATCGGATTCAAACTTTATTCTCTCTGAGTATTCTTTGATGCGCTCGTTGTAAACTTTGTAAACCTTAGCCACTCTTCTCATTTCCCTGTTGTGTACAAGCCTGTCGTACATTTCTCTGTCTCCATCCTTGTTGGCTTGCTTCAAATAGTGGTTGTAAGTCCTTACATCTTCCTCTATTTCGTGATAAGCATCCCAGTTATTACCTGTGTAAGGGGTCATGTAGAGCCTCTTCACGATAGGGATATTATAGGAGTGAATATCTTCTTTGGGGTCTAATGCTTTGTCTGCAGTCTTGTAAATGTCATTGAAGAATCTTCCACGACCTCCAAGGTAATACATAATAGCGTGTTCCCATTTTGAGGGGTTCTGATTGAAAATAAGGTCTCTCCATCCCTGATACTCTATATCGCCATCCCTATTAACATGATAACCGGCCTGACGACTATCATCACCACCACCAAGCCTGTTGAGTGCTTTAGCTCCTGCTTTCACCATGCTGTTGACGTTATAAGAACCTTTTCCTGCTTCCGGAGTGTATTTATCCATGTCCTTTGTGAAAGGTACATAGAAAACAGGTTGTCCGGTAAAGTCCTCATTCTTGATAATGTCATACATAGGCACGAAAGGTGTTGGTATAGTTGCTCTCCACGGCATTTCTCCCTGTTTGAACTCCATATTGTCGATAGCAAACGGGCTGAAAGCGTTAGCGATGTTCTCGCCTGCCTTCCATAATCCTTCACCTGCTGACTTTTGACCATGAAGCATATCGCTGCCAATTACGCCCAAAGCGTACAATGCTCTAAAACCTTGCGGTAGTGGTATAGTAAGGTATCCATCACCAAAAAACGGGATAATCATACAGGTTTCTTTTACCCAGTCGGGTATTTTGTCATACACACTCTTGCCATCATCATCCAAGGGGCTTAATCCTCTTAATATCTCTGTCAATACCATGCCGGCAGTTACAAAACTGGCTGCTGCAATGTTAAACCTTGACTTATTGTTGCTGTACATAGATATAAGCGAATCACCACCTTGTATGGTAGCATTAAAGAAAGCATATAGGCTTCCAACTAATCCTGAAATCCTGCCTTTGCGGTTGAAGTTTACGGTTATATTCTTTGCATCAGTGGCGGACTGCTCCATACTCTTGCCATTCTGAACGCTTGCAAGGAAGGTAGCGAAACGTGCGCTATTCTCTGACATGAGAGCTGCGTAATTCAATGCGTTTCCTGCTGCTTTCATGGCTTTGTTCTGTGAAACTTTATCCCATCCATTTCTAATACCCTGTTTGCGGTTAATCTCTCGTTCCAGGTTCTTTTTGATCTTGTCAATTTCTTGTAAATGGATATAGCCAGTCTCACCTCCATAGCTCATAAAGCTTTCATACAAAGAATCCCAGTGATTGTTCTTAGGATTGGCCTTGCCTGTTTGATAGCGGTTAATAGCTGCCAGTGCCGGGCCATAAAGCTTTAAGAATGCTCTTAAATCACCATCTTTCTTGATTGCGTGCGCTGTGGCTGCATAACCAAAGTCACGTATCCAGTTGATAGGAATAAAAGCGGGATTCTTGGCTGTGAAATTGGCTGATATTAACCTGTTCACTACGCCTATCGTACCTTTCAACTTGTAGGTTAGCTCCGGCCACAACTGGTTGTTCGCATTGATAAAGTTTGCCACTTTGGGATCACCAAAGGATACTAAATACTTCTCTCCATTCTCCCATACCTCTACCAAATGCTGTGTAGCTAAGTAATTTGGTCTTTGTGAAGTGTTTGAGCGGTTATATTTAGCTGTAACCACCTTGGCATCATATAACTCCTGAAAATCGCCCTCGTCAACTAAAATCATATTACCCTTGCGATCAAAACCGTCAACAGAATAGGCTTTGTCACCATCCTTAACTACATCTTTATAAATTGCGTTTCCATTTGCATCAGTCCCTTTCGTCATGGTCCATATTTTGCGCACGCTAATAAGGTCATCCATCCCTTTGTTCAATCTTGCCAATGTGAGAGCCTTATAAGCCATCATGTTTTTGCCTGATTGAAGCACTGCGCTGTGTGCCTGGCTTTGAATGTAAGCTAATGGATCATCTGCCTCTGAAATACGACCGCCTGCTTTATGTAATCCCTGATAGGCTGAACGGTCTGCATCAACATAGTCGAAATAATCCATCGGGTTCACCTTGTCGGTGAAATCCCAGCTCTTCAAAGGAACATAGTAATTACGTGCCTTCATTTCTTTGTAGTTAGCACGGCTGATTAAATGTCCTTCGTATAAACGGGTAATAGTGAAATCATTAGCTGCCTTTATATCAATCCATAGTTTAGCTATTTCATTTGCCGGTACTTTCTGTTCGAAGTCTTTAATGATCTGTTCAACAGCGGCCCTTCCCCAAGGTGCGGTATCATCATCGCTGATAGCTGAAATACCTTCGTTGTCGTTCCTTTCAATGGAACTCTTTGCTTTTAAGTATCGTTGAAGCTCCTTAAGGTTGCTATCGTGGCTCATGATAATGTCGGCAACCGTGGTGTTTAATTCGTCCATGATTATACCTTCAAACTTTCTCACCTGGTGCATCATTGCAGAGTGCATTCTGTTTTCTGCCTCATACACATTAGCTGCCATTGGCACGACACCCTTACGCCTTAGTATCTCTGTTTGCATATTCTTTGCACTCAGTCCAATATCCTGCACGGTTTCAACAAACCGTTCTTTCTTCCCGGATACCATCAAAGGTGCCAGTCCTTCCGGGCTTGCTTCACGGACTTTAGGGGCTTTCTTGAAATGAATATTAGGATCATTAGGGTCGAAATCGCCATTGTTGTCAGTGGCTGATTTGATTTGGTCATTAGAAAAGACAATGTATGAATCGCCCTTTCCTTCAAATGAATTTTTATACTTCACTCCATCATATCCGAAATCAATTAGCTCTTGTCGGATATAATCCTGATCCATATTCCAGCCAATCGACTTAGCTTCATCATTACTTATACTTCCTGATTTGTGAAGAACTCTTTCCAATTCATCGTTATCGCTCCAATCCCTTGTATCGCTATCTGAATAGATTGGGTTTTCAATCTTCAAATAAACCTCATACATGTATGGTCTAATGTCAACACCGGCCTTTCTGAAAACTTCTAATCTATTAGCCCTTCCAGTTGCCTGTTCTAAATTGCCAAAATGAATACCTAATTCGCCAATTTTGAATTCACTGAATGGCTCTTGTCCCTTATCTAAAACCGTACCATGATAAACCACCAACGGCCTACCTTCTTTATCCACAACCTTAGAATTTCCGAACCACTTGTAAAAGTTCCTTATACCCTCTTCGGTTGCAGCAATAGGTTTCCCTTCGCTGTTTTGAGTTGGGCGATCTGTGCCGTTGATGTTAATAGTTTCTGACATACCTTCTTTTTCTTCCAAAGGTACAGATTCACTCTTATTAAAATAGGCTTGAGAGTATTCAACATTCTTTCTCACCTGATATTCATTTGCCTTGTAAGAGATATAGCCGTTTATACCGGCTTTCTTCTGCAGATTACGCCTGCTTTGCCATAGCAAGTAAATTATGTCAGCATCGTTTAATTCGCTCTTAAATCCAACCTTACGAAGCATGGAGCGCAATTTGGCAAGTATCTTACCGAACCAACTCGGCACTTCACCATTTTCAGCAATCTCAGCCACGTATTCATCAGCAATTGTTCCCTTATCCTGTGTTTTGTAGTTGTCGCCTATACGTTTTTGATCTTCCGGGTTCATATTTTCATAAACATCATCCATCAGACTATCAAAAGCATCCGATCCTATCAGCTCTCTTAACCCTTTATGAGCCACTATTTCATGTGCAATGGTCGCTTCAAGCTCTGCCATATCCTTGACATCAGAGGCAATTATATAAACCTTGTCGGTTTTTTGGTCATAGCAACCCGGGTAAAGCGAATGCCTATCCATCAGCTTTGTAATGTGTTCGGGTAGCTCTTCACGATTAGAAACAACACGTACATTAATGCCTAATTCGCTGCCTAAACGCTTAGCTTCCTTCTTAATCGCTATAAGCTTTTCAGCTTTTGTTGTAGCTTCTGCGAATGCTTTATTCTTACTGAAAAGAGGTACACCCTTGCTAACGCCCTGCTTCATTTGAGGGGTAACGGGTATAGATTGGACGGTTGCGTATTTGTCCTTAGGTGCATCTTCAATTTCGCCCGAATCAAGATTAATGCCCTCATCGGTAATATTGGGTCTGACATCAATCTGAATAGGTTCAACCTTTGCACTAAACGCTTTCCCTAATTTGTTGGCTGTGTTGGGAACTATGTTATCATAAAACGCTTTCATGCCTTCGCCACCAACTTCAAGGTCAAGACCTGAATAACTCACTTCTTCATTTCCTTCATTAATATCTTCAATTATTTTCTCTGCCAATACTTTCCCTACTATTCCCGGTAATTCCTTTTCTGTTGGCGTTTCTTGGGCAACAACCTCTCCATTTTTAATGATATCTACCATGTAAAAACTATTTGCTTTTGTTGCCTTTATTTCATCAATTTGTTTGCTCAAATCGTATCTGTCAACCTGTTGCTCTCCGTTAGTCCAAGCAATCCTGTCAAACCCGTTCTCTGCTGCATAGAGCATCATTCTGCGCAAGCAAAGGTTTAACCATTGGTCGGTCTTTTGGAAAGGCATGTTAGGAATATTCCTAA